ACTCCTGAGCCAAGGCTTCTTACAGTTCAAGTTTGGGATCAAAATAATGTCCCATTAATTGACGCAGCGATTACAAAATCCAATCTTGGTATTAATCCTCAAATAGATGGTCAGTTGCTGAGAATTCCAATTCCTAGTTTAAATGAAGAAAGAAGAGTTGAATTAAAGAAAATTATGCGTGGACTAGCGGAGAAAGCGAAAATATCTATAAGAAATATTAGGCGAGAGGCAAATGACGAGAGGATAGAAAGGATTAACGAGAGGTACAAGCAGTTGTTTAAAAAGAAGTAACTTTTTATTTAAATAACTGTCTAGCATTTAATATTATGTGCTACACTTCGCTAGACAATACAGGATACGGGCAATTTTATGAAGACAAAGCAAAAGAATCTAAGATTAGATGAAGACGTTATACAGTTCATTGAGAGCGGGGCTGCTGCTGATGGTCGAAACGATGGCAATTACTTATCGAGGCTAATCAGAACCAAGTTAATGCCAAAGGCTAAGAAAGCGGCAGAGCCTAAAAAGGATATGGGGGCGGAAGTCGGAACCGTGCCATTAACTACCGGCCACCATTCAATATACGAAGCTGAGTTATATGAGTGGGGCATTTTATACCCAGCCGTGAATATAGGACAGGAATTGAACAAAATGAAGGGATGGCTTAACGCTAACCCGACAAAGAAGAAAACGAAGGCAGGCATTAACAGGTTTATTAATAGTTGGTTATCAAAGCAGCAAGATAGAGGTGGTCAAAATGATGGATACCAAGCAGGCGGTAGAGCTGGCAAAGAAGCGGTTGAACGACAGCTCACAGACCCAGGGTACGCGCTCGAAAACTTCTAATGAGATAGATGAGCGGTCAAAGCACGCCACAATCTATTTCTTTAGTCGGCTGAAGGATATCTATTTATCTAAGTTCTCACAGGCATTCAAGTCTGAAGACGCACTGAAAGCAGCTAGGCGGGAATGGGTACATGATATCGGCCAGTTATCCAGAGAGCAGATAGATACCGGCATGGATAAGATAAAGCGCCTTTGCATGGTAAAGAATGGTGATTTTGACTGGCCTAACGTGGCTTTGACTATTGGAGTTTGTCGCGGTGACTATGCCGATTCAACACCAAAGACCGCGGAGCAGCAGAGACGCCGAACATGGGAAGAAAAAGAGGCTAGGCGTGTTGCGCTGGAATTCAGGCTTGCGGATACAGGCGCAAAGGATCGCGCCAAAGAAGCCAGGAAGCGGGTAATCGATGGAATAAGGGCGGAATTGGCGGGTTAAGGCTCCATAGGTATTTCCATTAACCAAAGATCTAAGTCGAGCTTATCGGATAGCTTAATTATCTCAATAGCTCGCTTAGGCGGGATATAACCATTAGTTCGCCACTGGCTACAATTGCTTTCATCAATATCCAGCTTAGCGGCTAATACCCTACCGCCACCCATTGTGCTTATAACGTGTTCGACTGTGTACATATTTAGATCCTCGATTAATTAATGTTAGTTTAGCTAAAGTTTTATTAAATATCTACTTGCTATAATACTTTAGGTTAGCTAAAGTTACTACATCGAAACGCAACAGGGAAAAGACAATGAAGATTAAACAGTTTTTAACTATTACAGACACTCTAGCTTTTGCAAAGGGTGATTATTCGCGATGCTTCAGCTTGTTCTCAGCTGAAGCAGGTAGTCTTCCAGGCTGGATGGATTGTGGGGAAATTGAGCTAGAGGTTGATATCGATGGCAGACAAGTTGCTGCAAAGGCTGTAGTTGATATCGAGAAGAAAATTGAAGAGGCAAAACTTGCTCACACCGAAGAAATGGCCTACCTGGAGCAAACCAAGCAAGAGCTGTTATGTATCGGTAATGACGGGGTAGATGATGAGTAGGGCGGCGCTAGTACTAGGGGATTCGGGATCAGGCAAGACAGCAAGCCTTAGACATTTAGACCCAACGATAACCCTTTTAATTCAATCGGAAGCAAAAGAGCTACCTTTCAGGCCGAAAGGATGGGGAGCGTTCAATAGCGAGAACTTAGAAGGCTCAATAAAATCAACTAACGATTACGCTGTTATCAAGGCGTCAATAAATGGGGGTGTTAATGCAGGCAAGAAGATAATCATTGTCGATGATGCAAACTATCTGATGATGGGTGAAGAGTTTAGGCGTATTGGTGAGACAGGATTTAAGAAGTTTTCAGAAATGGCGCTAAACTTCCTCAATCTTATTCAATATGCAAAATCATTGCCTGATGATGTGACTGTGTTTTTTATGGCTCACACCCAAACTAACCCAGAAGGCAGGGTTTCAATCAAGACCACGGGCAAAATGCTAGACGATAAGGTGGTAGTAGAAGGTCTTTTTACAATGGTTCTAATGTGTGCATCAAGGGATGGAAAACACTTCTTTGAGACGCATACAAACGGATGTACGCCAGCAAAAACGCCTATTGGTATGTTTGAAGCAAGCGAGATAGATAACGATTTAAACCTAGTTATACAAACCATAAACGAGTATTACAGCGGAGAATAAATATGTTAATGACTTATGAGCAGGAATCAGGCGAAAAGGCGGGTATTGGGGGTGTTAGTGAAACGGGCGCTTATGTGGGTGAACTGTCTGCAAAGGTGTCGGTTGCCCAGACCGGAACAAAGTCTATTGAGTTTACCTTGAAGACTGAAAGCGGTGAGGCTCGATATCTCAGTGCGTATTATGCAAAGCAAGACGGAACTGTGATCAATAGCGGCAAGAACATTATTAATGCTGTTATGGGGTTATTGAAATTGCCAGGAATCAATGAGAAGGCTGCCTTTGATAATGATGGCAAAGATATACTTATGATTCCAGAATTTGAAGGTAAGCTAATCGGCTTTGTGTTGCAGAAAGTTCTATACACAAAAAACGATGGTACAGATGGTTATAAGTTCGAAATTAAAATGCCTTTCTCTGCTGTGTCACGTCAAACATTGAAAGAGGCGCTATCTAATACACAAGCCCAAACGGTTGACGGAATGCTGAAGACATTAAGTGATAAAGACGATCGCACTCAAGGCGGATCAACAGAAGCACAATATGCCGCAATGGCTTACGCTAACAAAGATGAGTTAAGCGACAAGGTGCAATTCTAATGACTTCACTATACGCAATGACAGACGAATACCGCGAAGCCCTACGATGTATGGAGGCAGACGATATTGATGATCAAGTAATAGCCGACACCTTGGAAGCATTAAGCGGCGACATCATGGATAAGGGGCGCAATGTAGCTGCGTTCCTACAGAATCTAGAAGTGGGTGCTGATGCTATTAAATCGGCAGAAGGTCGAATGGCAGCAAGGCGCAAGGTTATCGAGAATAAGGTAACTAGAATGAAAGAATACCTACGCACAAGCATGGAGGCGTGCGATATAACCGAGATTTCATGCCCTGAATTTGTAGTTAAGTTGGGCAAGCCTTCAGCAGTATGCCAGATTGACGATGCAGAATTATTGCCTGATGATTGCGTGACGACTAAGACGACAACGGCACCGGACAAGCGAGGCATATTAAGGCGCCTAAAGGATGGCGAAGATATCAAAGGCGCATCATTGGCCTATGGTAAATCAAAGCTTAGTATCAAATAAATAAAGCCCTGTAATGGGGCTAACACTAAGTAATGTCGGAGGTTGGATTTTAATGTGCTACCTAGAACCACCAGATCAAATTGAAGTTGTCTGTACTGAATGCGGCGAAGAAGAACAGGTTGAGCATATTGATGGTGCCCAATGGAAGTGTCTTGTTTGCGACGATACGTTCAGCGACGGCAGCGACTCAGACGGCAGTGAATTTGACGGTGTAAATTAAAGAAATGTCGCATAGGAGAGAGTTATGGCTGAACTACAAGCCAAGCACGAAAAACAAATTAAAGCCGCTATAGCAAAGTTAAACAAGGCGTTAGCCGAGGTTAGAGAGTACATACCAGAAGCTAATTTCTATCTTGAAGATGCGGGAAGCTTTAACGTGCTTTCAGGTTCTTCTCACAGTGAAGATGATTGGAACCCTAACCACGATAACGTATTGGCGTGTTTCAGCCTTAAAAACTCGTCCGGTGGCTCCTGGTAAATATAAGATATGTCGTTTCACGAAAGTTAACCAAAGGGGGCGTTATGCCAGATAACATAAAAAGAATGCGGGAAGAAAAAGCAGAGCTTAGTTTAAAAATTGAAGAGC